TTATTTATCCTCCTGATTATCAATTGTTGTTTTCTGTTCTACCTGACTCTTTAAATTCTTAACAATAGGCTGCAAGAATGGTGGAAGTGCTACACCGATATCATTGATGTTTTCCAATATACTTATAATTTCGTTACAGATCAGCCATATTGCCACAACACAAGCCACTAAAAATGTAAATGGCAATGTTATTCCAATAACACCTGCAGAATAAGAAAGGAGCTGGTCTACTATCACACCAACTCCCACCAAAAGCCACATACATATTTTCTTTGCAATCCCTCTTATTCCTTTATAACTATCTATCTGCTGCTTTCTAAATTTAGAAGCCGCAATACCTGTGAAATAATCTATTAGATTACATGTTACCAATAATAATACTGGAATTGCCAAAATTCCCAGGGCACTTAATATAATGCTCCACACCGCTGTTACAATTACTTTTAATTTTTCCATAAGTCAATATCCTTTCTGTTACTGGTGCAATTTCATTTTTTCCATTGTTATATGTTCACAAAACAGTAATAATATTAAATACGACGGTACAATTACTAAGGCAGCATTCGAAACTTAACTAAATATAAGTGAGCCTGTAATATAATCGTCTTTCTTAAATTCAGTAGTTGCCCACGCTCCTTTCTTCCCATCTTTTGTGTAGTATCTTGCAAAAGCATAATGTTTGTTTGCGGAACTATATAATAATGTCGTTCCATATCCAACCAGCTTTTGTCGAACTACACCTGCAGAATCATATGGAATATAATTACTTTCTAGTATTGTATTAAAATCAATGCTCATTTTTTCTAAAACTGATTCGACATCATAATATCCAGAAAAATTATTTAATGTAGAATCTGGTGTTTCAATTCTGGAAGCAAAGTATAAAATCCCTGTTTTAGTAGATTTGTTATAATAACAGTAGTTATATCCATATCCCTCAAAAGTACCATCACTCGCAATATTTTTACAAAAGCAGTTTTTAACGTCAATATTACTGTTTAGTGCACTTACCTCGCTTCTGAGATTAGCAATCATGTCATTGTTATCTTTGATTCCCTTATCCATTATGTTAAGGTTGGTTGGGTTCCACGGTGTCTGTCCTGTCCAGCCTACTCTTTTGTAAGAAATAAATCCTGTTAAGCTCATAATTTACCTCCTAAAAAACAAAAGCATGGGTTAATTCTCATGCTTTTAAAATAATTATCTAATTTAACCATGTGCCTGAACCCCAGTCCCATGTAGCAACTACTGTATTATCCACAAGTATATTTAGCTGGTTTCCATTCCAATCAAATGTTATAGGATTGCTAGTATACATTGCAGGATGTTTTGTTCTTCCATAATGAGTTAAACTTATATCACTTGGATTTTGGATTTTTATAGTTGTTCCTTCTGAACTCATTTCCATAACATTTGTAACTTTAATTGAACTAGTCTCAATATAATCCGTATGAAAATTTCCTACATGGAGTGAACTTATATTGGCAGCATAATTACTTTTTGAACTGAACGAACTTTCATCTTCCACTACCGTTAAATTTTTTAACAAAGCTTGTAATGCGTTAATTCCTACTGTTTTGACAGTATCAATACCTATATAAGTCTCTCTTAGAGTTCCCCACATATCTGTACCTGATAGCAAAATGCATTTTTGAGCATTTTGTGGTTTTATTTCGAATGTAACTTTTGATTTTTTTGCATATTTCCACTTTTCAAAAGTTCCTTTCGTGTCATATCCGAGCATATATCTTTTTGCTTGTACCATATCAAATATGTCAATAACACCATCGGAGTTAAAATCGTACAGTTCTTTATTTAACATATCAGTAGTTTCATTTAGCACGGCTTTTCTAATGACGTTCATCTCGTTATAGGTGGGTGGTAAATAGGTTTCTACGTTACTCACTAGCTCAAACTTTCCTGTAGATGTAATATTTAAAGAGCTTCCACCAGAAATGCTTAGTCCACCTTTTGCATTTAGCGTAATATCGTCTGCAATAGCTTCAATTGCAGATTTAAGCTCTCCTGTCATTGGGTCTTTCTTAATGTATGCTTCAAGGCTTGCTGTTGTAGCATAATTGTTAAACTTAACAT